AGTGTAAGCGGTGGTAGAGTTATTAAGAGTAGCGTTAGCGTTATAAAGAGCGATCTTATATACATACGGAGTTCCAACGGCAAAGTTTTCTAACGCACTAAGTATGTTAGTTTTAAATAAAGTAGTTTGTCCTTGAACTATACTCATGTCCCGCTACCACTAACATTAAGTTTAGTTTGACCATCACGGTACGCATCACCACGCTCAAGACCATCACCAAGACGTTTAGCTAATCCAAGCGCTTCTTGATACTTATCTTCATAATATTTAACTAAATCAGCTTCGCCCTTCATAAACAACATGGCTTCACGCATAGCACCATATAAAAGTACGGGATCAAAGTTATCCCCAAGCCATGAAGTGCCAGTTGAGTTATTAATAGCTGTGACTGGAATAGAAAATCCAGTACCTGAAGAACCAATTGTTGTTCCACTAACAGTTAAAACATCACCTACGTTATAAAATTGTCCACCATTACTTAACGTAACAGAGCTAACTTGTTTACTGCTATTTACAGTAATGTTTGCAGTTGCTCCAGAACCACCACCTATATTGGTGCTGTTATATGATAATGGGACTTCTACATATGTACCGGGTGTATAGTTAGTACCCGCTGTAATAATTCCAAGACTAGTAATAATACCCTGCACAATAGATGGCGGATAAAAGAAATAATGCAATTCTACGTTGTAATTAGCATCAGGGGTAGGTCCAAGAATACAAGAAAGTTCGTTAGGACTTGAATAGTTGGGTCCAAAAATAGAATAGTATTTAGGCGTTCCTTGATTAGCTGATGTTGGAGCTGGATAAGCTTCACGTATAAAATTAACATCTTTGTTAATTAAGTAAGTATACGGGACAGTATAGTTTGAAGTATAAATAGCTATTGAATATGTTGACAACCAATCAAATGGTAAAGATAAATATTGATTACCCTGCGTTAAAGTTCCAGTTACATTTTTGCGTAAAGATGGAAAGTTAATCGTATTAAAAATACGCTCTTCTGCTTGCTGAACAAATACAGGAATGTTGGCTACAAACAGCGCTTCCGTATTTTCAGCATAATCTTGTATTGCTTGATATAACTGAATGTAGTTCATTACGCCATAGGCCCTCTTGACATACGACCTTTGGTCGCAGCTCCGGCACCACGCATTTCAATACCTGAAGTTTTTACATCATCAGCACCGGGGTCGCCTACGCTAACACGCATAGCTGGTGTAGAAGGATTAACTGACTTCCCTGCCAATGTATTTGGGTCTACAAGTTTTGCTTGTTTAACAGGACCGCCTGTCATAGTATGTGGTCCTGCATATACAGATGCTTGACCAACTTCTTTGCCCATAACTTTTTTAGAAAATTTAGCCATTATCTTCCCCTTTGAGCGGCGACTTTAGCTAAGTTACGCCCCATAGATTTCATGTTGGAGTTTGTTTTACCAACAGTCTTTTTCATTGGTCCGTTTTCAATTTTAACGGTAGGTCCAGAATCACCAAGATTTTTACCCTTAGTTCTTCCTTTTTTTGTAATGCCGTCAGCTGCTGATCTATATCCCATTTTAAACTCCTTAATTTACTGTTACAGTTACACTATTAATTGTACCAATTCCTACTAAAGAATTGGGTGTTAATTGCCTATCAAACGCTCTTGAACCACCTACAGGATACCATCCCCACTGAATTTGTCTACTACCATCAGCTGGATAACCATTTTGACTGGAACTTGTTCCATTTCCATTCAAAGTTTGCAATCCAGTTAATCCCGAACCATAATAACTAATGTCTGGTCTTGGTTCACGTACCGCTTGCGGGTCATTCACCGGATACATACCTAATTGCAACTGAGGTTGATCCGGCTCCCAGCATTCTTGACATACTTTAATGCTAACTTGTTTTGTCTTAATGGTTAACTTTTTTAACTCTTTCAGTTTATATCTTTGACCACAACGGTCACACTCGGCAATCGCATATTTACCAGATGCAAAATTACTAGGCATAATTACCTACTATAAAATAAATTACGTGGAACCCAACGAATTGGTGCAGTTTCTCTATCTTCTTGTGATGCTAAATTAAACTGATCTTCATAATCTTGCTTTAAAAATAACACTCTATTAGGATCTGTTCCTTGAATTTTAACACTCATTAAATAAGCCAAGCCAGCAACTAAACAGTTAATAAATCTGAATGGTACGTCTTGTATATTTACACCTGTACCAGCGTCTTGAATTCTACGCATGCGCCAGTAAACCAATGTATAAGGACCTCCACCACCATCAGGTGTTGGCCATATATTTAAACAAGGAAGATACTGAATAGTAATTGCATCATCTGTTGTATGTGATGCCGCCGTTGTATTGTTTTGCGCTCTCCAACAATTTTGCAACTGGTTTCCTACAATATTGGTATACGCAATAATCTCAGAACCAATCTGAATAAACCCTGTAGAACGTAGGTTTAAGTTAGCAATGTTTGCGTTGGTTGCTGTCTTTAATGTAATTGTAGTACTGGTAGAGGTAATATCAGATGCTAATAAATACTCAGATACATCCGCATTACCTGACTGTCTATTAAAATAAACTTGTATGGGTCTTCCAGTTGTAAGCTTATTAGGGATAGTAGCGTAAGTAGACTCAGATATACGGCTGAGATTAATATCGGTTTGATTGGAAGTGCTTGCATTATTTGTACGAGTTTCAAGGTCAAGAATATCTATTGTATCAGCAGGAACTGCATAAATGCCTTGATTCGTTGTCAACTGAATGCTTACTTCTTCTACGGTCCAAAGGTTAATTCCACGATTAGCCCAATCAATAGTAAGTAGATTTAATGAACGACGTAGTGTACGCAAATCATAACCAGAGCGCAATTGTGATCCACAACGCTCAAAAGCCTCTTCCGCTAACTCGGTGAGGTCTAAATTAAATGCGCTCGTTCCTGACGTATACGCCATTCTTACCTCTTTTTAGCCGTTTTTGCTGAATTGATGAAATCCTGATTGGAGGGGGCTCCTTTAGAACCCGGTTTGCGCATTTTTTCCTTAGAACCTGAAGCAATCCTCTTACGTTTAGCATTGATATTGGCATAAAGCCCAACCCTTCCACCCTCGGCATATTCCGTAAAATCGGTATTATCTCTCCGAGATTTTCGTTTTCCATCAGGCATTTTGGATGGGTTAATAGCACCCATACCACGAGAGGCTCTCATTTAACACATCCCGCCTGATTTCATTTTCTTGCTCTTTGCATAGCCACCGCCACACATAGCCTGAACATGATCCATATGGTGCATATGACCAGAAGCATGCTTTTTAAATTCATTTTTATGATGTTTATGACCCTCAACTTCATGCTGAGAAATAAAATCATCGTGACGTACCATATTAGGACCTGACATTGGCTCCATTTTTTCTTTAACCATTTTCATAACTTTACCACCTTTCTTGTAAGAATTGCCCATTTGGTCCATGCGACCTTCTTCCATGCCTCTAATTGCTGCCGCACCTGACTCTGCATTTTCTCTCTTGTATTTATCTACAAGTCTTTGTTCATACGCTTTACTAGCAGCATCACCGGCGGCTTTATTTTTAGCATAGTAAGCTTTTTGTTCTGCGGGGTTCATATTAACAATACCTTCCACCTTTGGACATTTTAACCATTGTGCCTTTAGTTTTACCTTTAGACACAACACCGTCAGCAGATTTATGTCCAGCAGCTAATCCACCACCAGCCATTTTCTTCATAGCCATTCCGCCTTTTTTAAGTTTGGATAAGTCTGTACCTTTTCCGCCTTTATGCTCTTGGGCATCATGCATTCTTAAAGCTTTTTTAATCATGGCTTTATCTTGAGCCATATCAGCTTTACCACCTTCAGCCATTTTCTTTTTAGCCATGCCACCTTTACGCATCATTCCGGGAGTTCCGGGCTGAGGCATTCCTCCGCCAATACCGGGCATAGGTTGATTATCTTTAGCCATTCTACCGCCCATAGGCATTATTTTTTTCTTCATAGTTTCACCACCCTTTTTAAAAGTTTTGCCTTTATCGGCTTTTGAAAACTCTTGACCTACCGATTGCGGTATGCCAACTTTTTTAGCAAAAGCTTTATTATGAGCAATTGCTTCCATAAAATTATGTTGTTTTTTACTTGTACTAGGCACGGGTAAATCCTTTTACGGCACATCCGTCCGCACGTTTAGATGCTGAAGACCTTACCTTACCGCCTTTTTTCATACCGGTTTGACCAGATTGTGCTTTTTGCATATCAGCTAACTGTTTTTTATAGTCTTCATTATCTTTTTCTAAAGCAGACATTTTTGCATCAGTATCACTTGTATCTGTTAGTTTATCTACCAGTGGTTTAGCAACTCCAAGAACGCCATATTTTAAAATATCATCCATTTTTATCTCGCCATAAGTTGGTTAATTTTGTCTTCAAGCCTGTTAAACCTTGAATCAATATGCTCCATAACTTTGTCAATCTCTGCTTGAGTGACGTTGTTTCCTGCAATTTCTTCACGGGTTCTGTTAAGCAAGATACTAAGACGCTGAACTTCATTGAATTTCTCCTTTAGGAAAAAACCTACAACTCCCATGATAAGAGTTAAACCCATATTCCACAACATTAATATTTCACGCATTTCCATTAGCATTTCCACCTTGCTAAACTTGCAGCTTTGCGTGTTGGTCTACCCTTTTCATCTTTCATCGGTCCGGGCATTCCACTCATTCTTGCACAAAATGACTTCTTGCGAGGTCCGCCTTCAGGTTGCGGGGCTTTTAAATTTGATCCCGTTTCCCTGTTATACTTCGCACGACCCTTAGCAGTAAGTCCAGCCCCTTTAGAAACCGGGAGTTTTTCGCCTCTTCCAACTGCAAGTGA